ACTGCATACGGTTGCGCCCTCTGCCGTGCGTCATGCCGTAGCCCATGTTGCTAACCTCTTCGTCAGCCATGTTGGTTAGTTCGTCAATCGTTGGCGGTAGGTTGCCAAGCACAGAGACTCGGTGCATACGGGCTAAGTATTTGTCTTCTTGGTTTAGTAGGGTTTCTACTGGTCTACCCCAAATACTGTTGACCATGTGCTGAATGGTTGTCTTACCAACACCTGATGTATTGTTTGTAAGGTGAATGATAGAACCGCTAAGTTTTGTAAACTTAAACAAAGCAGAACCAAACCCAGCAAACAGAGTAAAGGCACGTACTTCGTTGCCCTTTCTGTTGTAGATGTTGGCTACCTTCGCCCACTCAGTAACAGTTCCCTTCTTGGTGTAGAGGGTTGCCACCTCTGCCGTTGCCGCAGATGAGGGGCTGTAGTTCACACCTGATGCCGTAATCTCACGATTGCCCACTACAAATACAGTGTCGTTGTCGTGCCAGCCAAACTGTTGACGTGCCTTCTCAGCCTCAGAAACTTGTTGTAGGTCATTGACCCACCGTGTTACGTATGCCATAAGGTTATCCAATTTCTTGTTGTATGCAGTTACACCCTGATACGCAAGCACCTCACGGAACTTATCCTTTGATAGCACATGCGATAAAGGGCACGAAAATTCCCGAATGCCATCTTTAGGCATATGGAGGCGCATCCAAAGCGACTCTCCAGCATCAGGGTCGGTCAGCCTTTTGACCACATAGAAGTCGTATTCATATACAAGTACGTCACGCTCTTCTTCATCGTCTTCGTCTTTCTTCTTAGCCTTTTCGGAGGGTATGCCACGCTTGTATACGCCCCCGTTCTTGCCTCTGAAATAGGGAAATGGATACTCAGGTATCTCTACCGTTATATCTTCCTCTAGCGTGGCGTTACGCATGACAACGATGTTGTCTTCTGCCTTGGCTTGGGCAATCTGCGAACCAATCTGTATGGGAGAAGTTATGGTGCCTTTGTTTGGACAGTCTATACAGCCGCTTGGGTTAAGTCCACCAAATGTTGCACACTTGTACGGCTTGCCAATCAGAGCGGTGGCTTTGTCGTGTGTGTCTTTCGGGTCATATTCATCATGGGCGTGGGATATCTTGTGGATAGCCAACTCGCCATCCTCGCAATTAACCGCAATAGACAGACCCGCCCTCCACAGAGGCTCTTCAATCTCTTGTTGGTTCTTATAAATATGTACTAACTGGGCGCATCCCTTACCATGTGCGCTTTTACGCATGATGGTGCTGAACCTAGATACGCTGTTACCCATCAATGCGCGAGTCGTGGCATCTATTGGGCGACGGTGCGCGGGTGCGGAGAATGGCAGTTCGGGGTCATCTACTACTTCTTCCTCCGCCCCTACTATGGCTTTGAACCTATCAAATGTTATAGGTTGTGAGGTGAGCATCACATCTACAGGAAGCGGTGGCGAATCCTTGTAGTTCAATGTCTCAGGGATACGTAATATCCTAGCCCCATCAGCCGTACACGCCGTATCAGCGTGTAATTTATATGACGCGCAAAACTTCTTAAACGCTTCAGCCGTTGGCTTCCAATCGTTATAAAAGATAGTGTTTGTCAGTGCCCAGTATGCGTGTATACCATGCCCTGAGTTAACCATTGTTGGTCTTGGTAGACCTGTCTCCGATACAAACTGTTTCAGCGCATCTAGGGCGACTGCTTGTGATTCATATGGCTTGCCTTCTCCGCAATCTAGGTCAAGCCAAAAAGACTTAAACCATTTCGCGTTCTGTGCTGTACGCCCTTCTGAGGCATTCAGATACTTAGCACACCCAAAGTACACATCGTACCCTTGGGATATTAGTCCATCTACTACACCATCAATCTCTTCAAGTGTCTCTACAAAAGTTTGTCTCGGAGCGCCTTTCTTTAGTCCTACTACACAGTACAAGCCTTCGGTGGCAAGGACTGCGGATAGGAAAGGTATCCGTGAAGTCATGTTCGCTCTTTAAAAATTGATAACTTGCTGGCGACAAGTTATCAACGGGGTTACTGTTTGGCTTTGAGGTTAGCAATGAGTTCTTGCAGAGTCTCGCGCATACTGGGGTGGGGTAATGACTTACCCAAGAACCACATATACACGGCTTGCCTAGACACACCGATGAACTCAGCCGCATCTTGCACAGGGATATCGCGTAGTATGCAGATACGCCCAAGTTGCACACCAATATGTCGTTGGTCTGCCTTCTTGTTTGCATCTACAAACTTGCGTGAATAACCTTTGTTGTTCATAGTGTTAGAAGGGGGACAAGCCCCCAGCCCCTTACTCAGCCCAATCGTCCAAGATTTCGCTCACATCTTTCGGTGCGGCTTTCTTGGCGCGTTTGGTTGGTTCGGCTTCTTCAGCATCTACCTTGGGTTGCGCTACGGGTGTTGCTACTGCCTTTGGTTTCGCCCCATCTAGTAGTGCGGGGTTTGAAGCGATAGCGTTCTTGGCATCAGCAGACTGACCCTTCTCTTGGGCGGTTGCCATCTCGGTTTCTTCCAAGGGGCGAACTGCTTTGAAGGTCAACTTAGGCGTAGCACTCTGTGTATCAAAGCGCATCTCGGTTACTACGGCAGTAATTGGCAAGCCATGACTTCCCAAGAACTTAGCGTATGCTTGCAGGGGCATCTTGCCACCTTCCACATCACCAAAGATAGACTGCGCTGGCAATGTCAACTGATATACATTACCTTGTAGGTCGTTCTCTAGCGTAACTGCCAGTCGTTGGCTGTAACGGCAAGCACGGCTCTTGCCCTGTCCCGAACCAGCGATGTTGTTAGGACATGTGGCGCACTTGTCCGACTGTGGCTCACCAACTTTGGAGTCAGGTGAAATGCCGTCATTCGACCAGCATGTTGGGGCAATGTTCTTGCCCTCTTCATAAGTTTCTGCATAGTAACTACGTGATACGTGTTGATTAGCCGCTACAACAATGATGTTCATTGCGCGGTCTTCGTTTTGTGCAATCTCTTTACCATCGACAATCATGCGGAACACGTTGCCACGGATAGAGATGCGCTTGCCTCCTCCACTACCAGCACCACCCATGAGGGCGCGTGTGGTCTCGTCTAATTGTAAGTTACGCAAGTGTGCGGGTAATGTGTTACCGCTTTTGAATAGAGTCATTTCGCTCATTTAGTTTCTCCTAGTTAAATTGCAATCCATTCATCTTCATGAATGACGTATTGGGTATCGAGGTTTCCATTACACCAAGTAATGATGTGGGAAATTGATGGTATCTGTGCAGTAAAGAAATTGATGGTGCTATCCATATCTGTACAGTTACCTTCGGGCATGTAAACATTTCCGACGTTTTTTAGTAAGTCGTATGTGGCTTGAATAACATCACACCCAAATATTTGGTGGTGATAATTACTTGTAACATCAACTATCTCACTCATCTTCTGCTCCTATGGTTGGTTGAGGTTGTGTATTAGTCATGGTGTCTAGGTCTGTGCGTTTAACACGGACTTTGTTACCAATCTTAAAATGGGGAATCTTCCCCGAACGAATCATGGTGTAAACCGTTTGTCGAGAAACCCGCAAATACTTTGCGACTTCTTCTACGGTTAAGTTATCAGGTTGCACTTTTACTCCTCCTTATGGTTACGGCATACCTACTATCGACATTCATACCTTTCGGCATCAAGTCGGGGTTCTCCTCTAGCAACTGCTTCATCGTAGTTTGACTAACCCGCTTCTCCAATAGTTCGGGCATCTTGTGTTCTAAGATGAAGTCATGCATTGCTTGCCAGTCACTTGTCCAGTAACGGGTCTTAACGGTACGCATTACCATACCGTGTTTGCTTCCTAACGTATCGGCACCGATGTTTTTGCAGAGGTCAAGTAACTTAACCTCTACTGCTTCCATCTGTGTTTTTACGTTCAAGTCTTCTTCTTCGTACTCGCGTAGAAGTTCAGATCGTTTGTCGCGCATTTTTATATAGGCGGCAACTAACC